GTGGATAGTTTTCAGAGTAGTTCCATCTTTATCTTTAATTAAAAGAGTTGATACAGTTTTTAATTGAGCTGCGCCTATAGCGTCATCTGCCATCTTATCTTCAGTAATCTGATCATCTGCAATGTGTGCAGTATCTATAGAACCATCAACATAATGCTCTGAGTTAATAGCATCATCTGCAATCTTAGTTCCATCTACTGCATCTGCACCAATCTTAGCGATTGTAACTGCAAGTGGTTCAATCATCGCGGTGTTAATTGTATTAGATGGCACAAAGAATCGTCCGGCAGCAGAGTCGAATCCTATTGCATTAGCACTATCTTTTTGAAATCCAGATTTAGCAGTAAGAATGATTCCAGCAGAATCTTGTATGTTTCCGTTTAAATAGTTTATAGCTTGTACTAAGTCAGAATCATTTGCTCCACCGACTGCAAGCTGTGTAATGTCGCCGATATCATCAGAAATATCGTTAGTCTTACTAACGAGCGTTGATACCGGATCTGATAAATTTATAATCGTTTTAGCCATCTAACTTCTCTACTATTTTAGTTAACATTTTCTTTATATCACTTACTTCATCTTTTAAATCACTAAGTTCTCTATCTTTACTTAATCTCTCAGCTTTACGTTTCTTTGCAGCTTCGATTTCTTCTTTATTTGTATTCAATATAGCACCACTTGATTTATCTCTTATATAACCTTTGTGGCCTTCAACTTTAACGTAGTTCATTATACACTCAGAGCAATTATCCTTAGGTCTCTTATTCTTGGAATCTTAGCAGAGCTAATACTTCTCATTACTATCTTAACTTGAAATTTAGTAAATGCAGGTAAGACTCCATTTTGTCCACCTATTAAGTATCTATACTCTCTAAAAACTGCTATTGATTCATCAGTAGGAAGAGCCGTTTCAGCAGCTTGTAGTGTGTAATTCTTGTCAGTAATAACTTCATCGGCTGTCGCTGTTCTAAAATATAATTGAAAATCAGTTCCGTTAGGCCTATTAGCAGTAAGCATTATTTTTAATCCTACTGCGTCATCTTCCAATGTTACTATCTTGGTTAAGTGCTTTGCCGCAGAACTTCCACCTTCCGGACTAGTTTCATTTATAAAGCTCAGAGGAGCATTAAAAGAACCGGGACTTGAAGTTGATGAATCATATTGTCTATCAATTATGTTATCAACTAATGATATAGATGTTCGTTGTAAATCTATCATAGGTGATATATCAGAATCTTCAGAATTCATTTTTATTCTCATGTCAAATGATTTAACACCGGCACCTAGCTCTGCTGTCTCTGCACTGTCAAAAGCCACAATGTATGGCTCTAATGCTTGATTGTTTTCATTGAATTTTATTGTTTGAAATTCATCTTGTTTTTGAAATGAAGTTTCATTGCCAGCAAATGATTTTCCAGTAGTAGCTTTTATCGCACCAGCAACAAAAGTATTACGAGGTGCTAGCATTTGTGTTGATGGATAAATTAAGCTAAATGGAATATTTTTTGTAGTAAGTACATTTGCTCCACCTGCTATGGCATCAGAATCAGCAGAACCTCCTGCTTCAAACTTATAGCCAGTCCAATCAACATGAGTTATAGTTCTTCTACCATTAATGTTTGCCGCACTTATTCCACCAGTTTCTGTTGCTCCACTTATTTCAATGGCGTTACCTACTTGTAGTCCATGACCGATATGTCTGGCAGTTACGGTTGCATCTCCAGAAACAACTGTAAAAGGATTATTCAACAATTTTTTCTTAGGTACCGAAGCATTATGCAGTATTGCTTGAGCAGATTTAAACTTAAACTTAGCTTGGTGAATAACAAATGTTAAGTCTTGGTTTTGAGCAGGAGTCCATGTTACACCATTTTGTGAATAAAATAAACTTCCTAAGTCAGGCTGCTTATTTGCTCTTCTTTCAGTAGATCCAAATTGAAACTCATTGATTTCTGCTATATAAATTTCATAATCTTTTGAGTCAGCGATTACCACTAAAGCATAGTCTTCTTGACCTTTTAAGAAAACAGGTTCATCAAATTCAAAAGTTGTAGGAGTTAATGCAGGTCCAGTAGTGTCAACATTGACGCTGCCAGCCGGTTTCATTTTAATAGTTCCGGGAATTATCTTACTTGATGATGGAAATCCTTGAACCATTGGTCTTATTTGTATTTGAATTGGTAAAACCGCATCTTTCTTACTGAAAAATAAATCGACTTTAGTACAATAAATTCCTGTTTGAGCGTTTATAAAAAACGACTGTGCAATTGGTTGCTTATTTATTTGATAACCTAATGATGTTACTGCCATTTTCTTATGTCCTTTAATTCAAATTTCTTTTTAATCACTTTATATGTTCCTATTATCATTGAAATTGGTGTTATAACAATATCGGCATATAATGAACCAATTGATTTCTTTCCATATATTTTATTATTGTAAAAGTCTCTAACTCTATCAGACTGCCACTTTGACTTAGCAACTAAGTTATCTGCGATGATTTTACCCCAGACATCATATCCTTCTTGCCAAATCATTGACTGGTCCCTGTGCCAAGCTCTTAATTTCTTAACTTCAGTAAAGCTCATGTCACCACGTTTTTGTGATGCAGTACAACAATGAGTACCATCGCTAGATCCTCCGTTATCACCCGGAGCTTCATCGATTCCCGCATTTGCATTTGCTGCAGCATTATCAGCCGGTCCATCAATTCCTGCATTTGCATTACTATTTGAGTGATCATTACTAAAACCACCTCCACCTGTAGCATTATCTTCAGATATGCTAGTACCTCCACCCGTCGTGCTTTCATTATCACCTGAATTATAAACCGCTTCATCTCTTAGTCTTACACCTTGAACATTAAGAACTCGAGTGGATGCATATGTCCTGTCGACATTGTCAATATAGCCTGTAGCTGCATATACTGATTTTGCAATTATTGAAGCTCCTGCCTCATTATTAGTGCTTACATCTAAAATTTTAAATTCTTTACTGCCTGTTCTTATTTTAAGCGTGTCATTATTAGGTATTATGAAAGAACCTTGTATTGTTCCGTTTGGATCAGTGGTTAAATTACTGCTACCATCTGGGTGTGCGGTTGCTCCTTTTAGAGTATTACCAAAGTCTGAATCATAATCTGAATAAAACTGAAATGTTTCAGATTTTGTGAATGCTGATATTTCGTTTCCATCAAAGAAAGGAAATACTCTACTATTTGGTCTTAATCCTTCGGACTTAAAGAATACCTTTCTTGATCTCATAAATGGTATTAACGCAGATTGTATAACTCTATCTTCAACTACATCCAAGACAGTTTCTTCACTCACTACTCTATTAACAGTTCCATTAAGAGTATTTGTTTGTGAGCCTATTCCTAAATTTTCAGCAGGTATTCCTCCCCAGTTCCAAGACCAGTTGTTCCAGTTAAAAGCTTGAGTAGGACTTAAACGAGTACCACCTTGTATTGTTCTTTCTGATATGATGTTAGTATCTCTCCATTCGTCAGATGCAGGCGACAGCGTTGTTACGCCTTCATATATAACAACAGAAAATGGATTTATGGATATTGATTTTGTCGCTAAGTCTTGATTAATATATGTTGCCTCATCATAATGAATGTAAATGTTATCACCTTTTCTTATAGTGTTAGTGGATGATGCTGAATCATAAATTAATCTTATGTTGTCTTCAGTAAACGCTGGTCTGATAACATTTTCTATGGGGTCAAGCGCAGCTCTATAATTAGTTCCACTTAGCTGAGAGAATGAGTGATCAACGAAGTTATCTACAAAAAAGCCAGACTTTGTTCTATCATTTCCAGCAGAATCTAGTACTTGAAAGTGTTTTGTATCAAGTTCTAATGCACTTAGTGCTGTTACTTCCTCAAGTTTATCAATTCTTTTTTCCAATAAACCAATGTCTTTCATAGTAAAACGTTTATGCTCAATTTTCTTTATAGTAATATCAGAATCATTTAATGTATTCGCATTCAGTCTAACATCATATAGGCCAAGAGTTCCATCAGGTTTTGTAGGTGTTTGAGGATTAAATCCTGCTGCACCTACATTAAATCTTATAATACCATCTCTATCAATAACTAATTTTCCAGCTCTAGCTTGATAATAAGTAATGTCTGCAGTTACAAGACTAGTTGGCTTAGGTAACTCAATGACTCGTGCTCCTAATCCAGAATTTGAAAATTCTCCGGCTGAGTCCATAACAGATCTAAAATCAAGATAATTATATAATCTCACTCTTTGTCCATTACTAAACCTATACTGAGGAATTTGGTCATATTCGACCTGACCAGTATAAGAGTTAACAGCAAAAAAGTCACCAGAAACTCCATGATCAAAATGTCTATAGCTTATAAAAACACTTCCTGCAGGAGCAGATTGACCTCCTTTGAGAAGTAATCTACCTAAATCATAGTGATTATCTCGTTGTCCATCGTCTAACGTAAATCTATTTAAGTAACTTATATTACTGTCACCACCTTTTAAGACTTCTTGTACATCAAAGATGTCAGCCTTGTATAGTGGCAAGAATGCTTGACCAAGACCATCGGAATCTATGCTTACAGTGATTGCTCGTTGTTCTAGAGTTTTAGTTTTTATTGATGCACTACCTTTATTGACATACGCTAATATTTCAACTGCTTGACTTGCCGGCAATCCAGTTAAAGTTGCCGATGTACTACCAGTTGCTGCAGAACCGACAACAGCATCTAAATATACATCACTATCTGTTCCTACTATCCAATTATCAATATCTGTAAATTTTTCGCCTGAAGCTGAAAGTGATATTGATGCTTGACCTGAACCATTAGAAGTCGCAGTAAAACGTCTTTGTGCGGCAAATGATATATCAGTTAGTGACTGTGGTCTTATTCTTGGTAAAGCAAATAAAGACGTATTATTATTTGTTTCTTTTAAAACTGCCTTACTATTTTCTAGTGTAGGCCTAAAGTAACTTGATGTACTAGATCCAATACTTTTTACATTTCTAAAAGCCGATCCGCTATTCATTTTTACATCAAATAAGTGATACCTTAATTTAGTTCCATCTTCATTTACTGCTTTAACTCTTGCGGTACCAATTGTAGTTCCTGTATAATCAAGACCATCTTTTAAATCCAGCTTTTCAAACACATTAATGTTTGGCATTCCAAAGGCAGCCGAATCACCAAAAGTTCCATTGTCGACAAATACATAGTTACCAAAGTCTGTCCCGACAACATCATTGTTTACAGCAACAGTGGTTGTAGATCTTGCCACTCTTAAAGTTGTAGGAAAGTCTCTTGAAGCTCTAAATCCATCAACAACTGCAGTTCCGGGACTTACATTTAATTGTAAGTGCGTATTTGCAGAATCTAGTGAGAAGTTTATCGTAAAAGGTTTAACAAAGTAGTCTCCAGAATTTTCAAATATTCTCTTAGCTACAACCTTATTAGGAACATTATAAGCATCATTCTGACTTACGGCGCTATATATCACGCCCTCTTTAACAGTTGCTACATGAATAAAATTCTCATCTGAATCTATTTCAGTTTTATCTGCTATCGTTAATTCAATTTTATATCTGTCTGCGCCCGGCGCGGTAAGGTTAGGAACTGCACCTTGATTATCAAATAATGATGTATTGTCAACTGCAGTAACAACGGACTCTACAGCTTTAAAACCAATGTCAACATTAGCAGTATCAGTATACTTTGAAATAATTTTTGACTGATCTTCAGTAAATACAAAGTGTCCGCGTGCATAATAAATTCCAGACAATAACGTTATTAATATTCCAACGCCCACAGCAGGATTTGATGCTGTATTTGTTGTTTGAACTGTAAACGTTGATGAGCCACCATCATTAATATCTTCGCCTGCAGACATCCTTATGGCAGTAGTTCCTCCTGTAGAACCTGTATTTGTATACTGTACATAGAGAGTATCAGGATCTGAACCAGTGGCAGTAACAACTTGTAGTATTTTAACCTCTACTCCTGAAGTTTGTCCTGAGTATGTGACACCGATTAGAGATGAAGTATCTGTGGGTAATGTATTTGTTGTAGTATCAAGCTTTATAAACTCATACTTTTGATTTATAGATGCTCCACCCGGTTTAACAACTGCACCTTCTTTAAATATATTATCACCAAATCTCTGTATCTGATCTTGTAATATTGTTTGTAACTGAGTTAACTCTCTTGCTTGAAGTGCTTTACCTGAATTGAAAAGTATCTTATGAAAGTTTGCACTATCTGTGAAATCATCTTTATAGGTACTTGGAAAAGTGGTTTCAGTTAAATTGGTTGCCATAGTTTATTCCTTACAGTGATATTACAACTTTAATGTCTTCTTGTTGATTTGCAGATCTTGTTACAGGCGCTCTATTTTCTATATATACTATCCTTCCGGAAAGCTTATCCACATCATCTCTAGTAAAAGCATCAGAATCTGTATCTACGCCTTCGGCTACAAGAGTTCCAGAAACACCACCACCTGTTATTGTGTCAGCTTCAGCAAATGGTTTAAACCCAGTCGCTTCAGTTTGATGAAAGAATAATCTATCACTATCAACTTCATCAACTATTGCTTGAGCTCCTGAAGGTGCGCCTGTTATAGTTGTATCTAAAAAGTTTACGTTAGCAGCTGCAGTGAGCTTTAAGAATCTTAGTACTTTACCACTTGATGTAGTAAAAGGTGGACCATCCGCAGCACTATCAGATGTATTATTAGGATCTCTTATTAATGCAACTTGTCTAAAATCTTGGTCTACAACAAAGTTACTGTCTTCAATTCCATTTGGCTTTGCGTTAAACATTAAAGAAGTTGACTTAAGATCATCTCGAGGATCAGCACCTATTCCGGCTGCAGGTCCTAGTATAGCTCTTGCTTCTGCGCCGCTTCCACCACCACCTGTTATTGCGACACTTGCAAAATTATATCCTTGACCCATTGTCATGGCGCTATCAGTACTAGAATCGAGTTCGATCTTTGTAACAGCTCCGCCTGAAATTGTGGCAGTTGCTGAAGCTCTGATACCATCGCCATTAATAGTTACAGTTGGTGGACTAGATGGATCATAACCAGATCCACCCGCAGTTACTGCAACACCTATGACTTGACCCGGTACCGCAGAGTCTTGAACTAGAGTTTGTAGAAGTTCAAGTGCAGTTAATGGATCTGGTTCGACTAATATGTTAGCTCTTGAAGAGTCTAGAACTTTTTCCACTGGTACAAAGTTTGCTGATAAAAATGCACTTGCTCTTGCTGCACTTAATGAATACAAATACTTCCACACATAACCATCAGAAGTTTTAAATGGTTTTGTGGTTGTTCCAGATGGCTTAATGGTTGATGTTGTAGCTGTGCCGGCAGAGTTTTTAGCTCCTTGCAAACAAATGTACACCTGATTGTCTTCAGTTAAAATCGCATAAGGATTTGTATCAGGTATGTTGACAAAGTCATCATCATAGCCTTGGTATATTGATCCTGATGACCAGTTATATCTTGGTATTACATATGATACGTCACTTGCAGACTTTACAGATTGTAGTCCTGCTCTAACATTTCTTATTGTTCTTGGAGTGTCAGTTGGTGTTGGAACAGTTTCTGAACTATCCCATGATTCAGACCTTCCTATTCCAATATAATACCTATTCGTAACATTCGTAACTTCATCAAATATTGTTTGAGCAAGTTGTTTTTTAAAAGGGTCTGTTATTATTGCTGACATGATTTATTCCTATATTACTATTATTGAGTTACTCGAATCACGAGCGGTAAGCATGAACCAATTAGCTCCATCCCATATACACTGTGTAGCTCTATTCTGTGGTAACTGAATTGATGTTCCGTTTGCAAAGCTTGTTGGAGTAATAGTTGCTAGTCCTGCACCTTTATTTGTAAAAATCTTAAACTCACCTACAGTAGTTCCATTTGCCAAGCTAACCGCTAAAGGCGAGCCTTGATTACATATTATTAAAGAAGCAGCTGTATTTGCTGCGCCATCACTAGTTATTGTTGAAGAACTAAATGCTGCTTTATTTAATTCAACTGAACCAGTACCCTTTGCAGTAAGTGAAAGATTTAAGTTAGATCCAGTACCAGTAGCAGATAAAGCAGGTCCAGTTGTACTTGCTCCGTTTGCAATTGTTAATTCATTAACAGCACTACCTGTTGCAGTAAGCTTAATGATTTCATTTCCATTAGCATCATTTATTAAAGTTCCAATTGTTGGTGAATTTATTATCGGTGCAGTCAATGTCTTATTTGTTAACGTCTGTGATGCTGCTATTGTTGTAATTGTACCAGCTCCACTAGGTATAGTAATTGTTCCACCATTTGTAATAGATGCAATAGTAGGAGTGGTAAGTGTCTTATTTGTTAACGTCTGTGTAGCAGTATCTATTACTACATTACCTCCGGCATCTGGTAAAGTAATAGTTCGATCAGCAGTAGGATCAGTTGCAATTAACTTGGTTTCATGATCATCTGCACTTGTTCCTTCAAATATAATAGTGCCCTCACTACCCGAATCTTTTATAATAACTTTTGTAGTTAGTGTTGAACTATCACCTCCAAATTGCGTATATAGCTCCTTGAAGTTTAAATTTATTTTATTTCCTGCAGAACGTAAGGTATCACCTGTACCATCGTTTGCTGAAGAACCTATGCTTATATCTTGTCTTGTCATGTTAAATCCTAATTATACCTTTATTTATACTAGAAAGATGAATCAGTTATCTTTCGAGTGAATATTTCGTTATCCATAGTTTCTATTGTCATTGAGAAATCTGGAGTTGCATTTTCATCACTATCTCTAATTGAGCTATCATCAAATGTAAATGAGTTTGGTGTGATTACTTGTTTTATTGTATGATAAGTTGTATCAAGTTGTGATAATGGAATATTTTGATAATCACCAACTAACTCATTTAAATTAGATCTAACGTTACCGCCGCCTGAATCTATCAACACAGTTGACTGAACAAACGGCAATGAAAATGCCATAGTTGCTTGTCCTAAGAGTGTTGGCCCAGGTGATGAGTCTACAAGTGATAACGGCGCTGTTGCGCTCAGTGCACCTACCGTATCTGAAACAACTTCACCTTTAAAGTAAAATCCTGCAGGATGTATAAACTTTTTATATAATTCTGACCATTTACTTGTATCAATACCTGTTTTTACTAATAAACCAAATGTTTGAAATAACTCATTGTCTTGTAAGAACTTTAATGACTCAACACCTATAGTACTTGCAGAGTCTCCAATATTAAATATCGATTCTTTACCATACTCAACATCTCCTACTTGTTGGAAGAATAATCTAAAAAATTCTTGGAAACTAAACTTTGTTCCTTTGTTTCTTGCTAGCTCTGCCAATCGAGTTAATGCATATCTAGTACTTGTAAAGTTTTCACCTGTTTCTAATCCACCAGCAAGTTCACTTACAAGATTATTTAGTAAGTCACTAGGCATCTCTTGAGTGTCTTTTTTAGAAAACAGTTGTTTTATATCATCACCAAAAGCA